TCGGTCTTGTTATCTTCAAAGTGCTTAGCAATAGCCTCAGACTGTTTACGAACCTGCTCAGGTATAGTCATTAGAACGCTCCTCTCGGTATGCGCGGTATCACCAGCTATTTCTTACGAAATTCTGCTGATAATTCAGGGGCATCATGCACAAGTTTATGTATCTCTGTCAACACCTGACATCGACCCTGAGCGAGCATGACATTCGCTCCGGCCACATATGGGAGTTGATCTAGTTCCCGTTGCCGCCACTCTTCTAACCAATCGGATAGATGTGGATGACTGCGGGATAGATTGGCCCACATTTGGACAATCTCTGGCGGTGGACGAACCATCCTATCCGCCTTGTGGTCTAGCAATGGCGGCACTCATGCCGCCTGCTGCGTTACCTGCTTGATCTAAGACTGCCGCTTGCTGTGGCTGTTGTGCAGCCTGCACGGCTTTAACTCGATCAACGTAGGTTAACTTTTCACGAGATGGAATAATCTCATCGACCGGCATTTGTAAACCCTTAGCAATCTCACGAAGGATTGCTGCGCGGCCACCGGGACCCATGATCTGCATATCCATCTCATTCGCAGTCGCGTTAAGGAACTCAACACGACGCAAATTAACAGTTTCTTTAACCGCTAAGTTAACAGCACCGCGTGGGATAATCTCGGCATCGCCCTTAATCGACTCATCCTCATCGTAGCGCATATTGTAGATAAATTGGCGCTCGACAATCGGCATAATAATATCACTGTCGATGTGCATGACTACCTGCCGAATACCCTTACCGGCTGAACCCATAAGCATGGACAGTCCCGACGCAGTACGGCCCGCACCCCTAACATCAACATCGCCAGTAATATAAGACGGGATACCAGAGTGGTCATCAGCTAAACGACTAAATCGTTCATAAACAGCCATTAACGTATTGGCATTATCATTAGGTTGATTGAATCGAACGGCTGGAGCCGAACTACCTAAGGGGTCATTAAGGACTTGCCATATCTTCCATGGGTGCATCTGGGTAATATCCTCATTAGGAGGAATACGTTCCAGATTAACTTCGACCTGCGGTCCAGAAGCAATACCCATATTGTTGACAAGCGCACGGGCTGCGGCATTACAAATATTCTGTAGGTCTGAGATAATTTCAGGAATACCGCGACCCCAGAAAGCGCCCGGCATCTTAATATAAGATGTTTTAGCATAGGGTTTCTCACCCAGTGGGTCATAATTTAGGACCGCCTTGACGATGTAGTTTCCGATTAGCCACACATTGGCATCGTACTCCCGTGCCTCGTCTGGCACTTCTTCCTCACTCATGCCCCACTCGCGGAGCATTGCACCGCTAACCTTACCCCAGAACTCTAGGGCATCGAACATATCCGTGGGGCGAAGCTCAGTATAATACTTCCGCTCTTCTTCCTCACGCTGCATTTCCGTTGGTTCAACAAGCCAAGATTGATTTGGCCCATCTTCAAGAACTTTACGAATGGCTTGATCATCGTAACCCGGAACGCCAATAAGATCAGACAAAGCCATGCGGCTAAGCTGATGAAGCTCAAAGATATACCCATCGTTAATACGGGTAATACCGGGTTCGGGATAAATATTAAACGGGCTTACCCGTTCAAATTCCGGTGCAAGTCTCTCGCTCGCTTCGACAATAGTCTTACCGTCTGGACCTTTCGTCCAGCCGAGATGCCGTTGCCGACGAACAATAGGACCCTTAATAAAAGCACAAGGGAAAGTGACAAGATCAGTAATGAACTCATTGAAAGCCTCCGGCCATCCACCTTGAGCAAACTGATCGTCAATCTTTATTTTCATTTTGTCAACACGCATCTGTGCCTGCTGCAAAATGCGGAACCTAAGTTCTTGGGATACAACTTCCCGAATCTCAGCCATCTCGGTCTTGGTCGGGGCTTGGCCAGTACTCTGAATAATCTGCATTACTTGTTCAGTAAATGCTTCCTGAAGCGCCGCTGAGTTGTCAGGAGAAAGATCGGGGATAGGGGTCGGAGACATGTCCCACGGAGGGGTGCCGGTATCCATAAGGATATCCCGCAGCCAACTCTCAGCCGCACGGCACTTCACCTCAGTAATCATCATATAGACTTCAGAACCACCTTGTTTACGAATGGCTCCTAATTTATCTGGATCGTATTCGCCGTTACGCTGACGCAGTGCAGCCAGCATCGTATCGTTAATTGGCTGCTTAGCAATGCGTGCAGCATCCCAACATTCTTTGAGGTACGAAGCGAGACCAAGAATAACAGAATCTTGCTGCCGAGCTTGAAGCTCTTTATTCATGCGTTCCTGTTCAGCCCGGTTAAGCTGTTCATTACTGACGACACGAAGAAGTGCTAACCCTGCCATATTGGTTTTACCTATCTCGACTCTACGATATTACACTTTTTAATACTATAAAATTAATTAAAACAGCTTCCGCTAAATCTCCTCCAGAATTGTTTTTTAAGTATACCTTAAATGTCCCGCTTCCCATATCAGCAGTTCTAACTATATAATTTCCACTCGAAGCAACTGCGTATATCACATCAGTGCTGCTAACATTAGTATTATTAACAGTAAAAGAAACTTCTGTTCCAGTTACAAGATTGGCATTATTAGTTGTAATCCTACCACAAACTTTGTTTAGTGTTACCGAGGTTGCTTTACTTGTAGCTTGTGTAACTGACCCACCTGCTCCGGTAAAATAGCCGAGGCCGCCGGTAGGATCAGCAACTCTAAATCCATTCTGGTCATAAGAAAGGCCAGCAAAGTTTCCTGTCCCAAGATTGATGACATTCGAGCTTAGATTGGTGAAATGGTTAGATGGTCCAACCTTAATACCGGATGTTCCAGCTTCAAGCACTATACCTTGATTAACACTAGAAAACGTATTTCCATCAATTATTGCAATTGAACCCGCTATTGTTGCAGCTATATCAATACCTGCTGCCTGAGTATTTGGCGCGTCATAAGGTATAAACTGATTTCCTGTTATGGTCGTATTATTGTTTGTAGCGATGAAGATGCCTGTTTTTGCATCATTAAGTACAAATAAATTATTTGTTACAATTAAATTTGGAAGATCAGAATTTACTACAATAATGTCGCCAATAATAAAAAACGTACTTCCTGATACCGTAAGTCCCTGTAGTGTATTTGAAGCAACAAATGGTACAGAAACTGCTGTTGTACATTGGCCAAAGAAACTATTAACAATCTGAACCGTTTGTGTATGAGCACCGACAACTACACCAGTTCCCAAGAACGACCAGTTACAATTTACAAAGTTGTAGACCGTGCCGCAGGTATTGCTTGATCCCGACGCAAAACAACCTGCCCCCGGCTGGCTAAATTCAATTCCAGTCCCTACAGTAGCGTTCGACGTTGCATAAAAATTCACATTATTAAAATTAATGTCTGACACATTGGCGCAAACTATACACTTAGTCCAATATTTTGTATTTCCGTAACCGTCATCACCACGGAATGTAACATCGGTAAAATCGGATTGAGCTACGAACGTGCCAAAGAAAGCATACGAATTTGTAAGTGTTATTGCGTTACCAGCACCAGCGCCATCGGTTGTAATCGACAATGCTCGCATATGGATACTATGTTGCTGGCTACTCATATTGAATATAAAGCCGTTTCCAGAAGGCCAATATAGAGTAGTAACATCTGCACCGGCACCGGAAATAGTAATTCCAGAAATTGCCCACGTCGCCTGAGAGCCGATTGCAGGATTGGGGAAATCAAAAGTAATCGAAGAATTAAACCGGTATTTTCCCGGCGGAATAAATACTTCGCCAAAATAACGCGTTGTTGTTACTGGAGAACCACCAACACTAAAAGATTTAGCTACGTTCAATGCAGCATTAAGTGCAGCAGTATTATCAGTCGTTCCATCACCTTTTGCGCCAAACCATTTAAGATTTAGGGGGCTATTTACAATACGCAGCCACGCGGATGATGCTGTACCACCGCTTTGAGTGATAATGGTGCCGCCATTATCTGTATACGGACCACCTGTAGTCACAGCATAAAACTCACCGCCGCCGCCATCGCCGGAAGACGCATAACCTCTTAGATGCACACTAAGTCCAGCAGCAGGGGTAAGAGCACGAAGCGCAGTAATATTTGTTACTGAACGAAAATTAAGAGGAAACCCGCCAGCGGTAGCACCATCATGGACAACAGCGGTTTTTAGGTCCGTATCGACAGTAATTTCACCTACTGCTCCCGTAAATGTAGCATGTTGAGCAGTAGTACCCCGGCGATGTTGAACCTGCTTACCCATACGTCAGTCCCCTCAAAAAGCGCGTGCTCTGCGCCTCTTATTTTATCTACGCAATAATCAATCCTACTCAAGAGCAGTTATGCGAGCTTCAGCAGCTTCAAGCTTAGTAGAAAGTTCTTGGATAGCTTTAACAAGTACTGAAACAAACCTATCGTACGATACCGCATCGGGCTTGCCGTCTTTGTCAAGAGTGACAAGTTCAGGAATAATAGGAAAAACTTCTTCAGCTATAAGACCTATATCCGTTCGTCCGCTATCTTTGTACTCGAACATCCTTGACTGAAGACTTTTCACGCTCTGAAGTCCGTAAGCCGAAGGTCGTATATCATCCTTATATCGAGCAGACGATGTATCGTAGGTTACAAAACCGCCGGTTGTATTAAATTTAAGGGCGTTAGTTCCCGCGCCAGAACTAATAAGCGGCATAGCGACAACGCCATCGTCACGCACAAAAAATGTATTGGCTGGCGTCGAGTTCTGCGTCCAGATAGTATATTTGGCGCTAGTTGTGCCTTGGCCTTGGACTCGAAAACGGATATCCCCACCGGCTGTGAGTCCTACACCTAAATTACCGGTATTCTCCATACGAGCAATTTCAGTGGCTCCATTATTTCCGGTCTGAAAAATAATGTCCGCACCGGTTGTCCCAACGCCGGATGTCGAGCGAAGTGCTAGGGTAGACGTTGTACCAGTGCCACCGATAAATAACGGGCCTGTAGCAGAAGTGGTGATCGTCGGAGTAGCAATGGTTGGCGACGATCCAAATACAAGAGCGCCACTACCTGTCTCGTCAGTTACGGCAGAAGCCAGATTCGCAGAAGAAGGCGTGCCGAGGAACGTAAGGATACCCGTTCCAGTTGTAGTCGTTGAAGGGGCTACGCCAGCGCCGCCGCCGATTACAAGAGCATTGGCAGCAAGAGCCGCTGATGAAGCAAGCGTACCTGTTGCACTATAGTACAGAACACCGCCGGACGTGCCGCTTGTTAAACCGGTACCTCCGTTAGCAACTGGTAGCGTACCTGTAACTGCCGCCGTTAAGCTAATCTGCCCCCAAGATGTGACGCCAGAACCATTTGTCGTCAACGCGTAGGTATTTGTACCGTTTGTAGCGGGCAACTGAAATACTGTGGCCGTGCCAGCCGCAGCTGCGACTTTAAGAGTTACGTCGCCAGATGTCGATCCGAACATCTTCAACTGACCACCAGTACCGGCGTTCGCACCAGATTCAAGAACGCCGCTAACATCGAGGCTTGTGCCAGTAGCTACACCGATGTTCGGAGTAACAAGAGTCGGGCTATCCGACATATATATTTTCAGTTCACTAGCGTCGATTTTTTTAGTCGTCGTTACGTTTGTATCGACAATCGGGAGCGCATCATTGGCAGCGACATTAGCGCCTGTTAGAGCCGTAAGGGCAGAAATCTTAGTATTAGCCATCTATCAAGACTCCAGAAGAATATAGTCGCCGCTCTCCAACAGTAGGAAAGACGTATTATCTTCGAGCAGTAACGCATCAGTTATCGCTGGAGTTGACGCTGTCTGCCTCCGACGCCTGAGTAGCATTGTTAATGCTCGATACACACTCATCAATACAGACCGCGTAGAACAACAATAATATCTACGTTGTCTCCGGTGCCACCTGTTACAGATGGCCTAATATACGCCGCAGAACAGGTAAACTCTGAAACCTGTGTAGCAGCCGAAAGGGCAATTGTAGTACCTTGTAAGTCCTTGATACTAGCCCAGTTTGTTCCATCATTACTCATCTCAAGAGCAACGGTGGCCCCACCAAGAGTGCCAGCAGCTTGAACACAACCGGCTAATCCCCACTGCTCAGTGATCGCAAATTTAAGGGGGGTGTCCGTAGTCGTCGAGACATCATCCCATCGTAGCGTGGGAACGCCATCGACGATGGACTTAGTCGGAGAAATATCAGCCATAAAGCACCTCTAGAGACCGGCCTGCAC